GGGCGGCCACGGAAGCCCGACAGGCCCAGGACAGGCTGGAGAGACAGGCGCGTCGCGAAGCCAGGGAGTCGAAAGTCCCGGCCTCCCAGGTGATCGGTCCGCGCCAGGAAACGATGGCCGACATCCAGCGCATGCAGCGGGCGCAGGACAAGGTCGATCGAGAACTGGCGAACAACCGTGCCAGGGATATCCGGGATTTCGAGCGGGACAATAAAAGAGCCTACGACAGTGCTATCCGGGATGCCGAACGGCGGGCCAAGGCGGAGAAGAAGGCCAGGCAGGAGTCCATCATCGGTCCCTCGTCCCCAGCCTTCGTGGGGCCGAGGATGGAAACACCGGCCGACCGCCAGCGTCTCGCCGCGGAACAAGCTAGACGTCAGCAGCTCCAGAATGCCCAGATGCCCGGCCTGCCGGCGGTTGCGAACAGAAGGATCACGTTTGGGTCAAACCAAAGGCCCGGCCTTGGCCTGACCCCGAAGATGCCTGACTTCAGTGCGGCCAGCCGCAGCGTCTCCGCGCTGTCCGAAAGCTTCAAGCGGCTGGAAGGCTCCGTCATGTCGGTCCAAGGCGTACTCACCAGCCTTGGCGTCGGCTTCGTGGCGAAGGACATCCTGCAAACCGGCATGTCTTTCCAGAACCTGGACAAAGGACTGGAGGTCGCGACCGGTTCCGCCATCCAGGGCAGGGAAGAGTTCAAGAGGCTGAGTGCGGAAACCGACCGTCTCGGCCTGTCAACGCTGGGAACCGGCAAGGAATACGTCAACTTCGTCGCCGCCGTGACCGGTAGCACGGTCAATGTCGAAAAGGCGAAGGAAACCTTCTTCGGTGTCGCCCAGGCAATGGCCTTGCTCGGGAGATCACCGGAGGGTGCACAAAGGGCTTTCAAGGCGCTAGAACAATTCGCCAGTAAGGGCCAAATACAATCCGAAGAATTGAAGGGTCAGCTCGCAGAACAGCTACCTGGTGCATTTGCCTTGGCGGCCAAAGCCCTCGGCATGACATCGGATGAGTTGAACAAGGCGATGGAGAAGGGCAAGGTTAGCGCCCAGGACTTATTCAACGTCTTCAATGACGCGCTCCGCAATAAATTCCCGGTTGACCGGATCGAGACCGCCAGCGCCTCGTTCATGCGCTTCCAGAACGCGATGGACAAGGCCAAGCGCGTGGTCGCGGACGGCGGTTTCCTGCAAGCGGCGGCGGAAGGGGCGGACCGGCTGGCCCAGTTCCTAAACAGCGTCGACGGCAAGAAGCTCGCAACAGAACTCGGCGTCGTGCTGAAGGACGCGGTGGACCTGCTGATCCAAGGCTTCCAGTGGCTGGTCGAGAACGTCGATACCGTCAAGACGGCGTTCAAGGTCCTGATCGGGATCAAGATCGGCGGCTGGATCCTCGGCGTCGTCTCTGCGCTGGCCCAGATGATCCTGACCTTCAAGCTGCTTGGTGCCACGATCCTCGGCAGCGCCCTGGTCGGCCTGCCGCTGCTCCTGGCCGGGGGCATCACGGCGCTCATCCTGATGAACAAGAGCGTCCAGGACGGCAGTGCCGCATGGGCGGACCATGCCGTCAAGATGCGGACGATCCAACAGCTTCACGATCAGCTCAAGATAGCCCAGGGTGACGAGCGCCAGGCGATCAAGGACAAGATCACCGCTCTCCGGGACGAGGCCAAGGCCGCTGTCGTGGCCATCCAGGAGCAGATCGACAAGCGCAAGGAACTGCTGGCGCTGGAACAGCAGGCGAACCCCGGCGGGCCTATGTCCGCCTTCGGGCCGATGCAGGACCAGACCGCCGCTTACGGCCTCCAGGACGAGGGCGCGCTTAATCAAAGCCTGAAAGCGGCGCAGGATGTCGTCACGAGTACAACCAATGTCCTCGAGGGAAAAACGCCTGAAGGCAAGCGGACACGTGGCTCGCCGAGTGCCGGGACCTCGAAGGGTGCCGCCACGGTCCAGCCGGTCAAGATCCCGCCCGCGCAGAAGGTCACCGGTGAAAACATCGGGGAAAAGTTCGCCCAGCAGAAAAAGGAACTGACGGAAAGCGTCGCCGGTCAGACCGCCCTTGCCAGCAGTTACGCCCTCGGGACCGATGCGGTCGAGAAGCAAATCCGCTCCATGGATATCCTGAACAAGGTTCAGGCGCTCAATCCAAAATACTCCAAGGCCCAGGTGCGGGAACTCGAGAACCTAATCTCCGCTCTCTACGACGCGGAGCAGGCCACCAAGTTCAATGAAGCCGTCTCCGGCATGGATGAGGCCCGGTCCCAGACCATTGCCCTCACCGACGCTACCATGGCCCTGGCGCATGGTACCCAGGGTAGCTCCGAGGCCATGATCGACGAAGAGGCCAGGATCAACGCTCGCAATGCGGCAATCTCCCTGGGAATCACCCACGATGAGGCACGGGTTGCCTCCCTCACGGACCTGTACAGGGCACAGGCCAGGGCCAACCGGGAGTCGGTCAACGCCGAGGCAATCAAGGTCATCAACCAATCCACGGAAGCCACTAACAAGGAGACGGAAGCCCTCTCCCTTCTCGGGGAAAAACGCGCCGTCGTGATGGCTACCCTGGAAGAAGAAGCCAAGATGATCTCTGAGAATATCCCGCTCAACACCGCACTCGCGCAGGAGCGGCTCAAGGCTGCCGGAGAGGGTGCTCTGGCCGAGAACAGGAACAAAGGACAAGCGCAGTTCGAGGACACTAAGAAAGAAATTGCAGCAATCGGCCTCTATTCAGAAGCTATGAATCTGAATGGGGATGCCCATATCCGGCGCAACGCCGAGATCGCCAAGATGATCGAACTCGAGAACGCCGCGATGTCGTCTACCGACGCGCTGGGACAGGCCCTGGTCCGGCAGGCCGGCGATGCCGCTGTCGCCCAGGAGGCTTTGGAGAGGCAAAAGGACGCTCTCTACGATCTGGCCAACTCTGGCCTGACCACGACGCAGCAGATGCGCTCGCTGAGCTACGACGGCCTGATGCACATGGAAGATGCGCTGGTCTCCCTGATCACCGGGACCAAAAGCGTCAAGGAAGCCTTTCACGACATGGCCAAGGCGGTCGCCAACGACTTGGCGCGCATGGCCGTCCGGCAAGCCATCACCATTCCGCTTGCCGGTATGCTCGGGATGGGCATGCCCATGATGCACGGCGGCGGCATCGTCGGCAAGGAAAGCACCGGACCCCGAATGATGCCGGGTTCCATCCCCAAAGCGCAGCGCTACCACTCCGGCAAGATGCCAGGCATCGGTGGCGGCGAAGTGCCAACGATCCTGAACCGCAACGAAGGCGTTTTCACGCCCGCCCAAATGGCGAGCCTCGGCCCGGCCGGTGGCGGCACCACCAGCGTCTTCTCCCCGGTAATCCAGGTCACCCAGCCCAAAGGGGCGACGGACGCAGAAGGCCAAACTTTTGGCAAGGCAATCGTGCGGCAGATGCAGCAAATGGTCGATGACAGGATAGGCCACGCCTACCGTCCCGGTGGTATTCGCAATCAGTCCGGAATGTAACAAATGGCCCAGACCTTCAATGTCGCGGAAGTCTCTTACTCCCCGTCCGAAACCAGGGAGCCGCGCGTCACCTCCGTCAAGTTCGATGACCAAGGATACGAGCTTCGGATGAGACGTGGCCTGAACGCGGACCTTCAGCAGTGGGAAGTCCCGATCAATGTAATCTCCGTCGCCAACGCAAATGTCGTCGAAGGCTTCCTCACGGCCCATGGCGGCGTTGACTGGTTTTGGTGGATTCCGCCCCGCCAAACCGTAGCAAAAAAATTTATCTGCAAGAGATGGTCCCGTGAACCGGTCAACGGATCTAAGCACTACGACAAGATGTCCTTGTCGTTCCAAGAAGTGGTCGACATTGTCGGCTGATATCCGAAGCAAAGAATGAGTTTCAAAAATGGTCGCCCCACTCGGTAGATCACAACAGCTCACGCCCGGCACCCTGATCGAGTTGTTCGATATCAACATGGCGGAGGTCGGGGGAGGCATATACCATTTCACCCCCGGCGTCCTCGGAAGCCGCAAGCCGATCTGGAAAGGCACCACCTACGAGCCCCTTCCAATCAGCGCCACCGGCTTCGAGAAGAATGGCCGGGGAGAGCAGCCGACACCCACCCTCTCCATGCCCGCCACCCAACTCATCATCGCCAGCGTCATCGCCCTGGACGACCTGCGCCGCTCCAGGGTGACCCGCTGGCAGGTCTACGAAGACAACCTCGACAACGGAAGCTTCCCCTACGACAGCTACTATCCGCCCGATATCTACATGATCCAGCAAAAAACCAAGCACAACACATCAACCGGCATTATCGAATGGCAGTTGAGTACCGGGTTGGACCTCTGGGGCGATCAAGTTCCAAGACGCCCTGCAACTCAAAAAGTATGTATGTGGCGATATCGCACATGGAATGGTAGTAAATTCGACTATACCAGAACAACTTGTCCTTTTGCTGGCAATGCTTACTACAACGAAGACGGGATAAGAGTTGCAAATCCGGCGGCCGACAAATGCGGGAAAGCAATCGAGGATTGCATATTACGCTTTGGAGAAAACGCCCCATTGCCTTTTGGGGCGTTTCCGGGCATTGGGAGTACACGTTAGTGATTAACCAATTTGATGATCGGTGGATGTTAAACAACATGCTTCCAGGTCGTTCTGTACTTGATGTTGGATATGGTTGGTCTGGATATCCCGTAGTCACGAGAAATTTCCGCATAAGGTCGATCGTCTTCTCTTATCTCTCTGACTTGAACTTCCGTCAGTTTCAGAACGGACCTTCCCCTAGACACCATGTCGATCATGTTATCCATGTGGGTTCCTGGAACCAGATGAGACGGTCGGCAACACGGAGGATTGTCGCATTCGTGCCGGATCTCCGTGCCATGGTATCCAATCCCCAAAGGAATGGTGCCATTGGTAAGCTCGTAAGCTCTCCGATGAGCTATGATATGTTTCCCGTCTTGCTCAAAGAAACCGTACCCGTTGGTGTCAATGCCGCCGATCCACGGCCAACATCCATCCTTGTCAGTTCGGTCTACAAGGCTCCAAAAATCCAGTTGAGCGCGACGCTTTTCGTTCAAACGGCACTCTTGGCTGCAAGTCGTCTTCTTGGCCTTTTTAGCGCGAACTATACGTGCTTGACGTTCAAAGCTCTTGCCACACCAAGCGCAAATGAGGGAAACATAGGCAGCCATTCCGTAACTCCTGTCCAGTTCGGTTTCGGTCAGGTCTGTCACGAGTTGCTGCTCGTGGCAGACCGCTTTCTCCCGGCATCAGTCCGTCCCAAGCCCACCTTCACCGGCCTTCCTCAATCCGGGGGCCAACCGGATCGGGCGCACTGGGAGCGGATTGCTGATCCCGTGACAGGCTGCCGGGTGCCTGGTCGGGTGTCTAGCCGTCCTGGAGGGCTTGATGGGCTGAGTGTGCCAGGGCTCCAAGCACTCGTCAACAACTAAATTCAACCAAACGTCACTCGTTTGACGCGAGACTGAAACCGACCTGAAATCCTTTCCGCCTCCCCCTTGGGGGGTTAGGGGGGATTCTTTCTTAAGTCTAAGTTTAAGTTTAAGTGCTTAAGCTAACGATAACCTAGAGCAAAGCTACAGCTTTCTCCACTCCTTTAAATTTCAATGACTTAGCGTTTTAAGTTTCGCAAATCTTCTGGAGGAAAGTCGCCAGAGGATTTGCCAAACTTGCAGCGGTTTTGCGCTGCCTCCCCAGCCAGGATGCCTGGATGTACGATCTGTTCCCCGCTGCGTCCGCCGCGGCCATGGCGCACGCCGAGTCAGAATATCCAAAGGAGTGCGTCGGTGTCATAAGCCTCGACGGTGAGTATATTCCGCTGGAAAACGTCTCCCCCAATCCGGAGACGACCTTCTGCGTCTCCGAAGCCGATGACTTCGAATACGTCACGCTCGACGAGAACGGCAAGCCGCGCGTCGCCGCCATGCTGCACAGCCAATGCTATGCCAAGGGCGAGGTGGAGCCCGCCCTGATCGGTCCGTCCCGAGAAGACATGCAGCAGTGCCTCGCCACTAAATGCACCTGGGGCCTGATTCCCTGCATCGGCGGCATTGCCGAGAAGCCGCTGTACTGGGGAGAGTTCCTGCTCGACACACCGCTTCTCAACCGGCCCTTCATCCCCCAGGTCACAGATTGCTGCAATGCGATCAGATCGTTTTATTGGCAGATCTACGGCATCCACCTGCACGAGTGCCCGCGCGACTGGGACTGGTGGCACAACGGCGGGAACCTGTACGAAGAAAACTTCAAGTTGGCGGGGTTCGAGGAGATCTCGATGGCAGACGCCCTGCCCGGCGACGTGGTGTTGGCGCAGCTTCGCTCCCCGGTTCCCAACCACGCGGTGGTCCTGCTCGACGCGGGCCTGATGTACCACCATCCGCAGCAGATGCTCAGCGTCCGGGAGCCTATCGGCCGCTGGCGCTCCTACGCCATCAAGGCGCTGCGTCACAAGAGCTTCAACGGCCCTCCGCCGATGCCCCCCACGAAACTCTCCAGCCTGTACGGAGATCCTGAATGACTAGGAAAATATACCTGCACGGCGCCTTGCGGGATAAATTTGGCGGACCCTTCGAGTTCTACTGCGCCTCAACGGCGGAAGCCGTGCGCCTGATCATCGCCAACTTCCCGGAGTTCCCGGCGGCGATTGTCAACGGAAGTTATCGCGTCATCGTCGGCAGCCTCCGGCGCGGCAGGCAGATCGTGGCGGAGGAACTGCCGATGATCTTCCCGGAACGGGATGCCATCCATATCGTCCCGACCCTGTCCGGAGCCAAGGGCAGCACCGGCAAGATCATCATCGGCGTGGCCTTGATCGCGGTCGCGGCGGTCGCGACCGGCGGCTTTGCCGGGGTCGCCGGGTTTGGCATCAGCGCCGGGACCTGGGGCTCCGTCGCCATGGTGGGCGCTTCCCTGGCGCTGAGCGGCATTGCCGCCATGCTGGCCCCCACCCCAAAGAGCGCGGACGTAAGCCAGCAGGAACGCCCGGAGGACCGTCCAAGCTTCCTGCTGGGCGGAGCCGTCAACCTCGTTGAACAGGGCCATCCGGTGCCGATCTGCGGCGGCCGCAACATCCTGGGCGGCATTGTCATCAGCGCCGGGCTTACCGTAGAGAAAATGCCGGTATGAGCGACAGGGAACATCTTTCCAAACTGAGGGGCGGTAAAGGCGGGGACGCACCGAAGCCAACACCACCTCCGGTTGAAGATCCGAATACGCTGCAATCTCGCGCGACCGGCAGGGTCCTCTATTGCCTGGGAGAGGGACCGTTCCAGGGCATCGTCGGGGGATACGCGCAGGGCGCCAAGAACATCTACCTGAACGACACGCCGCTGATGAATGCGGACGGGACGCTCAATTTCCAGGGCGTCACGTGGGACTACCGGGTGGGAACCCCGGACCAGTCCTGGATCGAAGGCTTCCCGGCGGTCGAGAATACGCACTCCGGCGATGTCGGTCTGCCGGTCGAACTGAAGCGCTCGACACCGGCGATCCGGACCGTCACCAACACCAACGCCAACGCCATCCGAATCATCGTCTCAACGCCGGGCATGGTCGACCAGGACGTTAAGACCGGCAACGCCAGCGGCACCCGGATCGATTTCGTCATCCGCATCCGGCGCCAGGGCAGGACCGGCTGGGAGGCCCAGTACCCGATCTCCATCGTTGGTAAAACCGTCAGCACCTATGAGGAACAATACCGTCTCGGCCTGATGGGGGAAGGCCCGTGGGACGTCATGCTCGAGCGGACGACGCCCGACAGCGACCGGGCCTCGCTGTCGAACGCGCTGTCGTGGTCGTCTTACGTCGAGATCATCGACCGAAAAATGCGCTATCCGAACTCGGCGCTGCTCGCCCTGACGTTCGACGGGAAGCTGTTCGGCAGTTCCATGCCGACCGTCACGAGCCGCTGGGATACCTGGATCATCCGCGTTCCAAACAACTACAATCCTGTCTCCGGGACCTACACGGGAATTTGGAACGGCGGTTGGAAAATGGCATTTTCGTCAAATCCAGCCTATCTTTTCATGGCCCTGCTGACCCACCGCGCCGGCTGCGATCTGCCGGACAGCGCAGTCGATGCCGGAGCGATCTACGCCTGTGGCCGCTACTGCGACGAGCTGGTCCCGTCGGGCATGAAGAACAACAGCGGCGGAATCATCTACGAGCGCCGCTTCGAGGCGCATTTCGTCCACAACACCAAGCAGGAAGCCTACGCGGTCATCAACGCCCTGGCCTCGACCTTCCGGGCCATGGCCTATTGGGCGGCCGGGGCCGTTACCGTCGTCGCCGACGCGCCGCGAGATCCCCTGTTCGCCGTCACTGCGTCCCAGACGATCGGCGGCTTCGAGTTCTCCGGCCCCGCCGTGCGCGCTATCAAGACCGTGGCGATGATCAGCTATCTTGATCCGGACGACCTAGACAAGCCGAACATGGAAATCTACGAGGACATCGACCTCATCAAGAAATACGGCTGGCAACCGGAAAGCCTCACCGCCTTTGCATGCAAGTCGAAGGGACAGGCGAGACGGCTCGGTAAGTGGTTTATAGAAACGGGAAAATTAGGAGATACACTATCGTACAAGGCGAGTATAGATCATCTGCACGCCCAACCCGGCGACGTTATCGTCATGACGGAGCGCTCCGTTACCGGTGCAGACCTGGGTGGTCGCATCGTCACCGGCGGGCTCACCGGGATCACGCTCGACCGCGCCGTCACCCTGGAAAAGGGCAAGGGCTACCGGCTCCACGTCTCCCTCCCGGATGGTACCGTCGCCGTCCGGGACATCAACACACCGACCGGCACCACCACCCGCGCCCTGTCCTATGCCTCGGCCCTGCCGATAGCGCCGTACCCGGAAGCCTCCTGGGTCCTGGAGGTGAGCGACCTCAGGCCGCGCCAGTTCAGGGTCATGGGCGTCAGCGACGACGGAGACCTGGAATACACCATCGCCGCGGTTCCCTACGATCCGACCATCTATGCCCGCGTCGAGCTTGGCCTCAACATCAAGCTGCCGCCAGTCGCCAGGCTGCCCAATCCCGGCATCTCGTCGCCGCCGTCCAAGGTCCGGGTGGACCGCCAATACGTCAATACGCCGGGTGGCTTCACGACCGCCCTGGAACTGTCCTGGGATCCGTCGCCGGACGCCTATATCAAGAACTACACCGTCAAATATCGCCGGAATAACGGCAACTTCGAGACGATCACAGACATCAACGGCACGACCAAAACAATCTACGGGGAGAGCCACGGGCAGTTCACCTTCCATGTCCAGGCGGTTAATCTCGCCGGTATTGAAAGCCGCCCGGCCATCCTGGAAGTCTTCATCTCAGACAGTTCCCCGATCACCCTGATTCGGCCGAGCGGCCTGGAACTCGAAAACCAGGGTAACAACCCTATCTTTACCGGCAGGGATCCGGTCTTCGTCTGGCGGGAAACTTCGGTCTCCGGATCCTACGACCTGGGATCGGAACCCAAGGTCGGCGCCGGCTACCTCGACGGGATCTTCAGGGACTACGAGATCAGGATCTATCACCAGAACCTCCTCGTGTTCACGGACCATACACCGATTGCCCGCTACCAGTTCACCTTCGACGTCAATAGCGCCACGACCGGCGGGCCACACCGGGCCTTCAAATTCGAGGTCGTGATGCGGGACCGCTGGGGCAACTACAGCCTTCCGGCCGCGATCGAAGTCCTGAACCCGGCTCCGGACCGGGTGACCGGGTTGGAAGTCCTGGGTGGCTATGGCAGCATCTTCGTAAAGTTCGACAAGCCCAAGGACCTCGATTACGAAGGCGCCATCGTCTGGATGAGCGAGGTTACCGGTGTTCCGGCCAAACCGGAAACCGTGGCCTATGACGGCCCCAACAACTTCATCGTCATCCAGGTGCCGCCGAACGTCGACCGATTTATCCAGGTCGCTGCCTATGACAGCTTCGGCCGGGAGGATCTGAACCTCTCCGCGGAAAACAAGGTAAGGTCGGTCGGCGTCGAGGAAGTCGATCTCAACCCGCCCGCCGTGCCGGTTGGGCTGGTCCTGACCGACCGCGCCGTCACAGCACCCGACGGCACCATCAGCTTTATGCTGGATGCTGAGTGGACCGCCAACGCGGACGACGACTTCAGCCAGTATGGCGTTGAAATCGCGGAAGAAGACGGGAACTTCCTGCACTTCCAAACCAACGTGCCTCGCTATACCTGGACCGTCCAGGCCGGGGTGCTCTACCGCGTCCGCCTCTCCGCCTATGACCAGCAGAGCAACATCTCGACCTACAGCGAACCGGTCATTCACGTGGTCTCTGCGGACAAGGAAGCGCCCAAGACACCAACCAAGCTGACCGTCAGCCCGACCTTTAAATCGATCTGGCTGCAATGGGATCAGGCGACGGATCTCGATTACAGCCACATGGAGGTGCACGAGGCCCCCGTCAACGACCGCTCCCAAGCCGTCTTCATCGCCGCCGCTCCCGGAACGACCTTCGTCCGGGAGAACCTGGCCGGCGGCGTCGAGCGCTGGTATTGGATCCGCGCGGTCGACCGCTCCCGGAACACCAGCGATTTCTTCCCGGCCGGACTGTCAACCGGCATCTACGGCAAGACAAAACGGGTCGAGGAAGCGGACTACCAGGCTCTCAGCATCGTCAACGCCGCCATAGCGAACGGCACCATCGACGACGCCAAAATCGGATCCCTGGATGCCGCCAAGATCATCGCCGGAACCGTCCTGTCCGGAGAGGTCATCATCTCCGGAACCGGCCAGACCATCTCCAGCGCGACCGGCGATCCGGCGGCAAAAATAAATCTCGGATCGACCAGGATCCTGCCGGGGAAAATAACGCTTTCTGGCGGATCCACCCTGCAAAGCATCCTTTGGGGCGGCGATAATACCAAGATCGACGGCGGCTCCCTGGCGACCGGTACCGTCACGGCCAACAAGCTGATCATCGGCCTGCGCGGCATTGAGGTCGTCGGGGTTGCCTTTACCCCGATCAAGGAAACCAACACCGTCCAGTGGACCAGCGGCGTCATCAACTATCCGGGACCCGCCGCCGGGCAGACCCTGGCCGAAAACATCGTTGCCGGAAGCTGGACCTGGACCGGCGGAACCAGCTATCTCTACTGGAACATTGGGCTCGGCACGATAGGCGGGAGCAGCGACCAGAACATCCTGTCCAATCCCAGCGTGGTCGTCCTGGCAACCTACCTCGGATCAGAGATGCTCAACGTCACCTACGGTCGCACCATCATAGACGGCAATACGATCAGGACGGGGACCATCAATGCCGACCGCATCAAGGCCTTTTCCATCACGTCCAAGGAATTGAGCACGGGTCAGTTGATAACGTCCAACGCGCAAATCGGAGCCGGCACCATCACCACGGCCAACATAGCCACCGGCACGATCCTCAATGCATTCATCACCAACCTGGAGGCGGACCGCATCAACAGCGGCATGATCAATTCAAAATACATCGATGTCGGGGATAGGAACGACAAGGGCGGCTATGTCACCATCGAGTCCCGGTTCGGCTACCGCCATCTAGCCTACTACGACAGCCAGACACCGGCAGTTCAGAGGGTTCTTATAGGGCGGCCGAACGTCAGTCCTGATCCCAACTTCGACGGACTCTACGTCCGGGACAGGTTCGGCAAAAACATCCTGACCGCCAACGGTCTCGGTTTACTGGTCGCCGGACAGGACCAATTGCAGGGCAACAGCGTCACCGCCGTCCATGCCAACAATTCGTCGGACCTGTCCTTCGGCTCTTCAGCCAGGACCCAGTCCATCGACAACAGCCTTCTCGTCACGGTCAACGTCTACAAGGGGTACAATGCGTTCGCACGCCTGGCAATCACGGATCCGTCCGGGGTTCGGTATATCCAGTTTGGGCTCGATGCGACGGGTGAATCCTTCTCTCCCTCCATCATCAACCAGCCGGTTGGCGTCGTTCCATCATCCGTCGTCTCCTTGAACGTTCAGGAAATCTACAATTTCACCGTTGGAAAATTCCCAGCCTTTACTTGGTTCAACGCAAGCCAATATCCGATCGCTCGCACCAATCCCTATAGACTCGTGGTTCTGGAGGTGAAAAGGTGAGCGTCCATTATCCAACGGTCTTCAGGAAGGACACCGGGGAAATCATTTGCACCGGGATGTTTTCATGCGAGGAGGAAGCCGTCCAATTGAACTTCGATGCCAGGGTCGGTATGTACGGCGCGGCAACCCACGATGTCATTGACGGCACGGGAGACGCGGAAACCCAGTACGTCACCGTCCTCAACGAAGCCTACGTCCTGGTTCCCAGGCCTACCATTCCTTTCATCATCAACAAGACAACGATCGCCGCCGATGGACTGGATTTCACCACGATCTCCGGGCTCCACGACCCGTGTGATGTCGTGATCGACGCTCCGGACCCTCTGGTGGAGACCCAAACAGCAACGGTGACCGGTGGGTCCTTCGAGTTCTCCGCGGAAACGGAGGGCATCTACACCATCCAGATCCAGAAGTTTCCCTTTCTGCCCCTGACCTTGCAAATCACCGCGATCCAGCCGGAAGCTCCGGATGACAGTTGGTTCTCGTCCGAATTCTCCTACGAGTTCGGCTCGTGACGCGAATTACTGCCAGCAAGAACTCGGATCTGCTCAGGTACGAGGCTGAAGCTCTCGTCGACCAGAAGGCGGCAGAGGTCCGTACCCGGTTCGCGACCAGAGACAAACATCAGATCTATGCGGACAAAAGGGACGAAGCCAACCGCTTCCTGGCCCTGGTCGAGACCGGTGCCGAGCCGGATGGGGAAAGCTTTCCCTACCTGACGGCGGAGACCGGGATCAGCGCTCAGACCATGATCGACCTTGCAAACCTGTGGCTGTACATGGACAACGCGTGGAAGTCGGTGGCATCTGCGATCGAACAGGTCAGCATCAACGGCAAGATGAGGATTCGGGGAGAAACCGGTCCCCGCAGGATCTCCCAGATAGTCTCGGAAACCACCACCGTTCTCGATGAAATCGGGAACAAGCCGCCCGTCAGACCAAAGACCCGGTTGTGATGCCTCCCTACCGCTGAAGCACTCGAATGCAGGGTGATGACGCGGTGTGGTCCGTTATTTTTGGAGTTTGATATATGGGGCAGTACAGAGTCGGGACCGTCACGGTTACCGCCAACTCGGCAACCATTTACGGGTCCGGCACGACCTGGATCACCTCGGGGATCGAGCCGGGCCACTGGTTCAGCGTCCGGGACCAGGGCATCACATACACGATCGCCGCCGTCATGGCGGAAGACCAGATCGTCCTCAGTGGCGCCTATCAGGGCGCAACCGAGACCGGCGTCTTCTACCTGATACACACGGACTTCACGCCGAGGGGCTATGCCGTCCCCGGTCCGGGAGACGTCGACGCCACCGTGATCGTCCGCCGTGCGATCTACGACATCGACGCGGACATGACGAAGTCCCTGGGGTCGTCGACCGGAACCGGCGGCACCATCACGATGTCTGCCATCAAGGATCTGGTCTCGTCCACCGCCTTGACCGGGCAGGTCCTGACCAAGATGGCAGACGGCAGCTACGGCTTTTCTTCCGCCGGAGCGCTGGCAGTCAACATCGTCAACCTCGCCAATCAGGCGACCGGGATCGGACAGATCTACGCCGGAGCCGCAGCGACCGGCGGCGCCCATCAATTCCGGGCGATCCAGATCGTCGGCGGAACGCTCTCCCAGAACGTGGATCGCCTGACACTGACCGTTCCGCCCGCCGGGGAAACCAATACCCTGGCCAGCCTGGCGACCACCAACTCGATCTCCATCGTGGCTCCCAAGACAGGCAGCGTCCTCAACACCTACGGGGTAAGAGGCATCAACGGCGTCACGGTCGTCCAGGACCAGAACGATATTGTGATCAGCGGCAGCGGTGCCGGGGGCGGGACGACGACCGGCGGGGAAGCCAATACGGCGGAGAACATCGGGGTTCCCGGCACTAACGTCGTGCGGCCCTTCTCCGACAAATTGAACATCTCCCTGCGCTTCCGCACGATGCTGTTCAACACGGACCACTTCACGGTCACTGGAGAACAGACCGGCCAATACACCATCAACCTGCGCCGCCAGAAGCTCTCGGACAGTCCAGACGCGGACCTGCTGAACGCCAACGCCGGTGAGATAATCCGTTTGCAGAGCGACGGCATCTGGCGCGCCCAGCCGATGCCGCCATCCGGCATCGCCAATCTCCAGGCCGATCTGGCGCCAAAGCTTGGCGGAGACCTCGTGGTCGGAGGAAAGCGCATCCTCGGCATTGCCGGGACCATAAGCGGGCAGATAGAAAAGCCAAAAGCAAAAACCTACACCCTGATCCTAAAATCCGCGGACTCCTTCACGATCAGCAGTATGACGGCAAGTTGCGAAGTCGGCACCGTGGCGTTCGACCTGTTCCTTGGGCTGGAAGGTTCCTTGATATCTCCTCCCCCGGTCTCCGGGGCCGCCGTCGCCGGAGCCGGAGCAACGGAAACAATACCGGGAGATACACTCTTCGTGGCTGCTGGATCGAGACTCAGTCTCCGGCTGACCCCTTCAGGCACCAGTTCCCGTGATTTTATCTTCTCCATAGCCCGAAGCGGTGCCTGATCTATGTGGTTCTTTGAAGAAGAAATCGATGACACCATTCCGGCGCCGACGCAGATCCTCGACTTCAGGCAGTCATTGCCAGAGGGCGTATCCCTCTCCAGGACCGTTTCTGCGTTGGGAAGAGATCCGTCGGGGCGCTGGATTTCCTATTCACCGAATACTCTGAGGTTCTGGCACGATCCCGTCACCTTCAAGGGACCCTACGCGCTGATCGAGCCCGAGCGCACCCAACTCCTGTACCAAACCCGCCATCCCGTCCCGGCAAGCAACCAGTCCACCATATCCTACGACGCTGCGATGCAGACCCCTTTCGGCCTGGGGGCCATCACTATCAGCCCGAACACCACGCTCGTGACACACGGATGGAATTTGTTTTTCGGCACGGCAACCCAGGGAGCGGCCATTGCGGACAACTCCACCGTGGCTATCTACACCGTTCTCAAACCCGCCAACGGTTTCACCGACATTACCTTCTTCCTCCAAAATAAAACGGGACTGTACTCGTCCGTCAGGATATCCCTGGTCGGATCTGGCAGCATCGTCAGTCAGTCAGGGATCATCTCGGCGGACGTGGAAAAAGACACGGACGGCTTTTATGGCGTCAAGATCGTCAATAACTACGGGGCGGGCCTCACCGCAGGTGCCTTCAACGCCGGGATCCACGACAACACGGGAAATAGGACCTTTTCGGGAACCGGCATCCCAGCCTTCCATGTCTCCTATGTCGGGGCGGAACTCGGTCTTGAGGCAACCTCCCCGATCGTCAACGCCGGCTTGACCACAGTGACGCGGACCGCAGATGTCGTGACGAGCCAGGTCGACTGGATAGCGGCCGGCGCCAAGTCGTTCGGTATCAACTACATTCCGATGTCCAAGAGCCTGTCGACCGTTTACAGCGCCGCCGGCACAGACCGGATGGAACTCAAGAACACCCCCTCTACAATGACTTACGTGGCCATGAACGGGGCGGTGGAGGTCGCCTCCATTACCGGCGACTCACCGGCGCTTTTTGTCCCCCGCACCGTCGTCGTCTCGTCTTCCAAAGACCTGAGCATAGCGGCCCAGGACGGAGAAATCGTCGGAATCGACAATCTCGGAGACACCCAGGGAGCCATGACATCGCTGCGGCTTGGAGACCGGGTGGGTGGCGGCAATGGCGGGGCCGTGCTTGTCAGCATGATGAAATTCTGGACAACGGCGCTAGACACAGCCTCAGCCTTGTCGTTCTCTGAAGACTTTTTCCAGATCGTCGATACCCCGCCCCTACCGGCGGTCAGCGTTCAGCCGACGATGACGATCATCGCGGATTCCAACACTGTCACCCTGCTGGTCGTGCTGACCGGGGAGTCGACGGGAGCCACCGTCAACTATCAGACGGTCGATGAGACCGCCCTCTCCGGGATAGACTATACCGGAGTCAGCGGATCTGTCGTGATCGATGTCGGATCGACCAGCGCCCTCATCACGGTTCCGCTGGCGGTCAGGGGAACCATTGCGGACAAGACGTTTCGGATTGTCCTGACCAGCGCCGTCGGCGCCAGCCTGGCACAGGACACCTGCGTTATCCTGCTGCTGAAAAACGGCCTGATCAGCGCCTCGACCCAGTTGGACCTGGCAGCAACGCTCCCGCCGGAACTTTCCCTGACACGGCAAAGCAGCGCCTGGACCCGCAACAGCACCGGCGTCTGGACCAGCGTGGCCGCCAACGGTTACCGCCAGCATTTCGTGTCGGCGACGACCTCCGGACTACTGCTGGAACCGGCTCCCGCCACCCAGAACCTGTTCGACAGCGTCAATCCCGGCTTTGCCGCGACCGCCGGGACCATAACCATGAGAACAACGGAGGTCACGCCCACCGGCAGCCGGTTTCTTGAGTTTCGGGAGGACGCTACCACCGGAGAGCACCGCATCTCTCTCCTGTTGAGCGGTGCCAACAGCGTCACCCCAGCCGGCGAGTTGACCGTCTCCGTCATGATTCGGCCACGCCTTCGGTCCTATATCAGAATGTCGGTTCGCGGGACGGACAACGTCCTGAGATCCATCAACATGGACCTGTCGACGACAAAGGCCGTGACCTCATCCGATTTCGGCGTCGTCTTCGGTATAGAGACGGATCCGTTCAGGCCGGATTGGAACAGGATTTTCGTCAACTATCCGCAGTCTGCGAGTGCCGGGGTCCAAGCCCAGATCATCCTGACATCCCAGGACAGCTTCAACATCACGAGCATACCGGGGGCCACCACCAGCGGCTTTGACCTGTGCCACGTTCAGCTTGAATCCGGCTCCGGCATGTCGTCCCCAATTATCGTCACAGCGGGGAGCGCCCCTACGGTTCGGGCCGCAGATGTCCTGAAAGCGTCCGGAGCGTGGTATAAGATCGCCAACTATTCCCTTGGTTTTCAGTTCCGGCGCTTGCGCAACCAACCCAGCCTCCAGCAACTGTGGATGACGAGGGATACCGCCAACGCCGTAAACGGCGTCTCCATGACGAACGGCGTCATCGGATTCGATACCCCCGCAAATGCCGCGACGATGTCCCAGGAGACGGTCGGCACGGGTTCTCAGACAGCGTGGCAGATCCCGAACCCACAACTGGACGGTCCGTTTCCGCTGGTCGTTTCCGTGGACGGCGTGGTTCAGGCCGTCGGTTCCTACACCCTGGGAACGACGTCGTTCTCTTTCAGCGAAGCGCCGCCGCCAGGATCCCTGGTCGATTTCCGGGGACTGGGCGGGGCCACGATGGTTGCGGCACAGAGTGTCGGAACCGGAAGCCAGACGGCGTTCACTGCACCGACCCTGGAGGGGGGCCAAGCCGTCATCGCCATGATCGACGGGGTTGTTCAGGCGACCAGCGCCTACACCTTGTCCGGGCAGACCGTTACCTTCAGCGAAGCGGTACCGCCTGGGAGCCTTGTCGATATCAGGTCCGTCTCTTCCGTCATCGTCATAATGGAAGAGACCGCCCCCGGCGGTCTGACAACATTCACTTTGCCGACTTCTGCTACCAGTCCGAAGCTGGCTCTTCTCGTTGTGATCGACGGCTTGCTTCAACCGATGACGTCCTATACTGTCACGCTCAACAAGTTGGTCTTTAGCCAGGCGCCGCCGAGCGGAGCCTTGGTCGATTTCAGGATCTTCACCGTCTGATCTTCCCCAGGACAGGATGGCAAATGTGCAATATCGCGCCCCTTGACGGCGTCGTCGCTCCCCTCATGACCGTTGACGACATAGGGCGTCCGGAAATGACGCGAAATGCAAAGCTAGTGGTGGCAATGGCCCAGAAATCTTCCCTATGCCGGTTCTCGAGGCACCCCTCGGTGCCACAGCCTCTGCGTCGTCCCCTATCACAGTCCCGGCAATCCTGCCTCTCTCCAGAGAAAGGCACTGGTTCTCCATGATCACAATCTCCCTGCCCCAGATCCTGTCCGTCAAAGAAGGGGAAAGCCTCAGCATCCCGATCACGAAGACCGGCGCCGGTACGTGTTCGATCCAGCTCATGACATCCGGTGGGGATACCACGACACCTCCCGGATACCAGCCCCTGGCGTGCCACCCCGTTGTCTTCACGGAAGACCAGACGGAGGACGCAGGGGTGCTTGTAACCCTCCCGGATGATCTGGTCGAGGACGGTGAGACCGTGACCGTATGGGCCGTCAACCCAGAAAATTGCGTGATCATGCAGCCGAAATGCACGGTCACCATCGTCGACGCGACACCTAAGCCGCCCCCGCCGCCGCCAGAACCGGAAAAGCCGGT